AATTCCATACGAGGTTAAATATGGCGAAGTGAATCGTTTAGAAAAATTAATAGAAGAAAAAGATACAGAAATTTTAACACAGCTTATTAAACGTAGGGATTATTTTTGGACATGATTTTAGCACTATGAATAAAATAATACACAAGGCTACATGCGGATTTTGGATATTTACACGATATTCAATGATTGTAGAAGATGAAAACGAAGGTTTAACAGAAATTGTAGTTGACAAAACAACTTATCAAACATATAATATAGGAGACAAATATGAAAAAATATCTTGAACAAAGAGTAGAACAATTAGAACTAGAAGTAACTTTACTTAAAGCAAAATTAAAGTTAAATGAAACAAAAGATACTTTTAATTGGCTGGACAAAGATTATATGGAAAAATATAGCAAATACGATCCATTTAAAGACCACCTCTATAACCATACAGATAATCTAGATTCTGGTTTTCCTCCATATCCAGATATTTGGGGATCATTTGAGGAAAAAAATCCACTAGATGTTATTTCAGAGGACGAATCATTGGAACGATATGAAAAGTATATTTATAGACCATACACAGTTAAAGAAGATGAGAAAGATGTTCTTTATAAACAATACAGAACATTTGATAAATCTTAGATAGAATATAAAAATATGAATACTTTAAAACCTTTAAAACATAAACTCTCAGAAGAAACTCTTAAAAAAACTATTTTTAAATTCCCTGTTTTACATCTTGGTTGGGAAGCTGATGGATGGGGGTATATTATTGAGAATGGAGATAAGAGAGAGGTGTGGTTAAGCGATCATGGTAATTTTTATATTGCTTCTATCAAAGAGTTAGAACAAAAAATAGCAGAATATAAAAAAGTTGAATTTGAAACAAAAAAGGCAATCACTTTATTAAATAATCACGGAAAATTGGATTAAAGTATAACAGAAAGAAAATATAAAAATTATGGGAATGTTTGATGATATTAAATGTAAGAGGGAATTGCCTCTTAACGATGAATTAAAATCACTACCAATCAAATGGGAAGATGTTGGTTTCCAGACTAAAGATTTGGAAAATTGTCTCTTACACTATACTATTTCAGAAGATGGGAAACTTTTGGAGCATATAGAAGAAAGAGAATATGTTCATTATACAGAAGAAGAAAGGAAACAAAAAGGCAGAAATCGTTGGGATCTTTACAAAGACGTAAAAATAACAAATGAGTATGATAAAGAAATTCAGCACCACGGAGTTGTCAATTTTTATACCAGCGTAGATTATACTGATGAAGAAGAATATTGGGTAGAGTTCAATGCATATTTCATTTATGGTAAATTGGATAGAATTGAGTTATTTGATTACAGTAAGCAAAAATCCAGAATAGTTTATAACAAAGAATGGGAAGAGAAAAGAAAAATAGAAGAAAAAAAGCTTTGGAATAGAACAAAAAAGATCCTTCGTTATATTGGCTGGAGATGGTTCTGGAATAAAATGTCTAGGTATTGCTACAAAATTTCCAATATGTTTTCTAGGATTCAAACATTGATTATTAGAAATCTTCTATGAACTACGAACAATTTAAAATCGTTATTGAAGGTTTAGAGAAAATAAGTAAACAGTCTCATAATTTATATAAATTAGGTGTAAACTTGATGGATTATGAAGAGCTTTATCACAACATTATCACAAGTTTGCTAAATTCTGTGTTTGATAAAGAAGGAAAAGACTGGATTGATTGGTATCTTTATGAGAGAGTTGGATTTAAAAACAAAGTTAATTTGGCAACCGACAAAGACGGAAAAGAAATATGTTATGATATCCCATCACTTTGGGAAGAAGTTAAAAATAATTTACTATGAAAAAAATAACTAAACCAGCCGAGAAGGAAGAGAGTGTTTATTATTCAGATTTTTCTGGAAAATGCTTTGGTGATTATGGTCCTCCGATTCAATTAAAAATAGAATTTAATTATGGATCAATTTATGATGGATCTCGGTTTACTTTTGATTTAGATGATAAAGATATAGATGATATTTTGTTTGTTTTAAAAGGCAAGTTAAGCAATGAAACCAAGAAAGACTTAAAACAAAGATTTGTTGCTCTTAATGATGAATATGAAAAGAATGTTTCAGATAGAGATTGGACTAGTTGTGACTATATTTGCAACGAAAAAAGTGTATTAACGAAATTAATTTAAAAAAAAATGATTAAAAAAATAGTTGAACCCACAGGAGATGTTTGTATAAAATTTACAGAAGAAGAATTATTACAATTAGGACTTAAACAAGGAGATAAACTTTCCTTTGAAGAAGAAAATGGTAATTTTGTTCTTAAAAAATTTTGTAAAATTGACATAGATATGTCAGAATGGAATAGAGATATTCTTGAATTTCTAATTTCAGAATCATGCGAAAAGGATATTTCTATTAATGAAGTAATAAGTAATGTTATAGAAAAAACATTAGAAGATGAAATTTGATTTTTTGATTGAAAATTTATTAAACAATAAAACATTTGTTATTATTAGTGGTCTTCATGGAGATGAACCGGCGGGTAATAAAGCGGCTGAATATTTTAAAAACCAAAAAAATGTTCATGTTATATCTAACATAAATACAACGAATAAAAGAAGAGTCGATGGTAGAGATTTAAATCGTCACTTTGACGATAAGGGTAATTCTGATGAAATCCAAGAAGATATAATATCTCAAATAGAAGAATTAAATCCATCAATGGTTATAGACCTACATGAAGATGATGAAGTGGATGGTGTATATGCATATTGTTCACCGGAATTAGAGAATATCGTTAAATCTTGTTTATGTGATATTGAATTGGATGTAGCAAAATCCGCTCATGGAGATAAAACTAACCACGGCGTAATAGTAAACGGCAAACAACCATATAAAGGCACTTTAGAGAAAGCATTAGTAAAAAGAAACATACCATATTGTACAGTAGAAACTCCATCAAATATTGAAAATTTTGAAAAAAGAGTTGACTGTTTAAAACAAATAGTCCATAATCTTATAAAGTAAAAATCATTAGATTATATAAAATCTAATGAGATATAAATGAAAAAATATATAGACAGACAAACGGTTTTGATTTTAAATAAACACTGGATACCCATTAATACAACATCAGCTAGGCATTCCTTTTCTTTAATGTATTCTGATCATGCTAGAGCAATTCTGGTAGAAGAAGACAATATTTTAACTATGGAATGGAATGAATGGGTTTCTTTAAATTTAAAAGAAAACGAAAAATCAATAAAAACAATTAAAGGCCACATTAAAATACCAAGTGTGATTGTTTTAAATTATTATGATAAAATTCCAACACAAAAAATAAAATTTACACAAAAAAGTCTTTGGGAAAGAGATAACTTTACTTGTCAATATACTGGAAAAAAATTAACAAAGTTAACTGGTAATATAGATCATATTATTCCAAAGTCTCATGGGGGTAAAACAAGTTGGGAAAATTGTGTTTTAGCACATAAAGAAATAAATGCTAAAAAAGCAGATAATACTCCGGAAAAAGTCGGTTTAAAATTATTAAAAAAACCATCAGCACCAAGAAATATGCCAGTTTCTTTTTATATAAAAAATAAAGAAGAAATAAGAGATTGGGATGTTTTTTTAAATATAAATTGACAATGAATAAAATTTGCAGTAACATATAAATCAAGCAAATGAAAAAGAAAAAAGAAGAATCTAAAAAAATTGCGATTGAATTTGATGAAAAACATCTATCTACAATGACTACTGCATTGGAGGTTTATAGTCGTCTAAGATCAGGACAAATTAAATTTGCAATGGATGCTGCATTTTATGATAAAGACTTAACATATCTAGATGGAGAGTCGATTGAAAGCTTCGTTAGAACTGTAGTTTTCTATAAAGAAAAAGAAATAATCGAAAATAGAAATTCTTATTACGGTATTGGTTGTAAATCGATGAAAGATGGTACTGTTGCGTGGGAGATCAAAAAAACAATAGACCAGTATTTACATTACCAAAGAAATGATGGTTTCAGAATGATTTGTGATGTTTCTGGAGATGGACCATTTCAAAGTTCTGATGTTCCTATTCCCAAAATAATTGATCCTGGTATTACTCTATCATCGTTGCGTTATTGGAAACCACAAAAGCATTTTAGAATTCCTCAAAGATATCAAGAAAAAATGGATATTTATATGAAAGAGAAACAATTTGATAAAGTATGGGAATTGGTTGATAAATCTTTTAAAAAGAATCCTATACCTAAAGGCAAATTAACAAAAATAGATGAACTCAGTGGAACTTATTATGTTGTTGTCGAAGAACCTTATAAATTATGAATAAAAAAAACTACACAAAAACCGGACAACATCCAGACGATGCAATCGATAAAGTAAAAACATTCATTAATGAATTGCAAAAAGTACAAGAAAAGTATTTGAGTGATTTAATTGATGATTTAAATCTAAAAAATGACATTATAGACGATTGGATTTTTGACTATATTTTTAACGAAGATTCCGATATAGAGGAAATGTTTACCGAATATTTGGAAGATAGAGGAAAAAATTACGAAGATTTTGTTAAGAAAAATTAAACAATGCATTTTTAATGTCGTGTGGATAACAATACTTTTAGCTATGTTTGCTAGTTGTATTGTTATCTCATATTTCAATTTTAATAAGTTTAAATAATGAATACAGTAATATTAAATAAAGAAGAAGCAACAGAAGCTGCTATAATGGGAGTACATAGAAGAATGACTAATGTATTTGGTGAAGTAAAACAACATGATACCAACATAAAATATATTGGAGGAAGCGGATGGTCTAATGACATTGAAGCGGCTGGTGCTGAATTAGCATTTGCAAAATTAATAGGCGAGGAATGGGTTGGAGCAGTAAACACATTCCATGCTCCTGATGTTGGTGATTGTTGGCAAGTAAGATATACTAACATCGAAAATGGACGTTTAATCATAAGAAAAAGAGACGAATCAAAACTTCATCATAAATTTGTTTTAATTACTGGGTCTATGCCAAAATATCATATACATGGTTATATTCTTGGAAAGGACGGTTCTAATAAAAAATATGAGTGCAACCCAAACAATGGAACACCAGCATATTTTATACCCCAATCTGATTTAATAAAAATTAAATAATGAACACGATTATTGAAGAGATTACAAAATTAACAGAAGAATGGTATACTTTAATCGGACCAGATCATCATAAAGATCGTGACTGTCATTGGTACATTGAAACCAAATGGAGTTATGGTCAACCAGCAATATATATCATCCAACATTATGGATATATAATTGATGAATTTAACGAAACATGGAAAACATACGAACTAGCCCTAGAACGATTGAAAGAAATCTTGACAGAAGAAATAAAGCAATATAGAAATTATAATACAAATGAAGACGAAGAAACTGGATGGTAATATTTTTTACAGAATTAAAAAGGTAAAAAAGGAAAAGAGAGAAATGTATTTTCCTCAAAAAAAAGGTATGCTTGGATGGAGAAATGTTTATTATGATTTATTCTTTGAAACATTGGATGGTGCTACTACATTTTTAGATGAATATGTAGTAGATAAACAAGAATCGATAACTTACATTGATTATCATAATACAGAAGCTAAACCAAAATTCGATATTGTGAGCAAGTTATTACATTTAATGTGTAAAGATTTATGAAAATTTTAGATAAAAATAAACAATTATTATTTTTGGGAGATAATCATGGAAATTGGAATGAACTTTCTTTTCAAATAAAGAAAAATAATATATCAAACACACATATTATATCTGTTGGAGATATGGGTATAGGATTTCATCCTAATCGTGATATGAATACGTGTGAATTGCTTAATAAACAATTCATGGAAAGAAATATTAACTTTTATGGTATACGTGGAAATCATGATAATCCATCTTATTTCATTGGAAATGATAGAATATGTTTAGATAATTTTGAATTAATTGAAGATTACTCGGTGTATGAATATAATTCTAAACTTATTCAGTTTGTTGGGGGGTCAGTATCTATTGATAGAACCGGAAGGTCTGTTGATATTTCTTATTGGGAAGATGAGGGTGTTATTTTTAATAGAGAAGCATGTCAAAAGGTAGATGTTCTAATAACACACACAGCCCCGTCCTGGTGTTTTCCTCAAGAGTTTAACGAAATGGTTTATGGATGGGCTAGAGAAGACGCTTATCTTATAGAAGATTTAACAGATGAAAGAGCGGTTATTGATGAGATATTTAAAATATGTGATCCATCTCTTCATCTTTATGGTCACTTTCATTCTAGCTGGACCGAAACTGTAAATAAATGCAAACACAAACTTCTTAATATTAATGAAATTTGGGAATACAATAGTTTTTTATGATTGTAGATAAAAAGAAAATTTATATTTCTTTTTTAGATGAAATAAAAAAACTTCTAAAAGAAAGAGTAAATGAAATAGAACCAGACGAATGTATAAAAATAATTTGTGATCAGTTTCCTTTTAAAATAAAAACCGACGAATTATATAATATTTATATGGAAAAATTAGATGTTATATTGGAACAATATAAAGAAATAAGCACAATAGAACCTATAATGATGGTTGGTTTAGTTTGTTCTATTTTAGACGAAAATAAAGACTTAGTTATAAAATAAATAATTGACATTTTAAAAAATAAAGATTAGTATAATATATTATGATAACAGCAACATGGACATCAGTAAAGTCATCTCCTATGATGAGAGAGATGAGAGAGCAACTAAAGAAAAAGGCAGAAAAGGGTCAACCTACTATTCCTAATAGAGAAGCGAATAGAACATGGAGAGAAGATATTCTTGGTATTCTTTCCGATGATCAAAAAAAGGAAAGAAAACAAAAAAGACAAGAAAAAAGTAACAAGAAAAGATTAAAAGAAGTAGAAACAGAAGAAATTTAATTTTAAATGAGTGTAAAATTAGTATCATTAACCGATCCAAAAATTGGATCGGTTATTTCTTCTGCTGAAGATTTTATAGTTTATTGTGCTCGTGTATCTAATCCATTAAATCAATTAAATACAGAAACATCACCAAAACTTTTAAATTATTTGATTAAACATAATCACTGGAGTCCTTTTGAAATGGCTTCAATGACTATTGAGATAGAAACAAGTAGAGCAATTGCTGCTCAAATTCTAAGACATAGAAGTTTTAGTTTTCAAGAATTTTGTATAACTGGGGATTCTTTAATTACGGTAATTTTGCCAAAAAATAAAAAACCTTATTATATAACAATTCAGAAATTATTTGAACATCAATATTGGAAATCTTATAAAAATATCGAAATAAGAGTTTTTGACGAAAAAACTAAAACATTTACAAATTCTAAAATAAAAGAAGTATTTAATACTGGAGAAAAACCTGTTTACGAAATAACACTAAATGATGGTAAAAAAATAAAATGTACAAAAGAACATAAATTTTATACTCAAAATGGATTTGATACATTAGAGAATATTGTAGGGCTTGATACAAAATATCACACAATGTCCAAAATTGCTTATATAGGAGTAAATGGTATTCCCGCTTATCAATCATATGAATGGTTGAATTCAACTAAAAAAGAATCTATTGAAAATAAAAAAGGACTACCGCATATTGCAGAAAAAGCAGGATGTTCTTATCATACTATAAGGAAATGGTTAAAAAAACACAAATTATCTTTTTCTAAAAAAGAAGTATCTTCTTATACAGCAGTATGGAATAAAAATAAATTTGGTTATAAAACATCTTTGATTGTATCAGAT